CATAGAGTAATGTATAATCTGGTGAGTTACGTAAATCTACTGGATCTATATTTATAAAAGGTTGTGATGTTTCTCCTGGTTTATAAATATTACCAAAAATATCTTTGTTAATTAAAGTAAAACCATAGTTTAAATTTATATGATCTCTCATATAAGTATTTAACATATCAAATGTTCGTGAGAACGGAAAATCTTTTTTTTGAATTACTGATTGTAAAATGTCGCCTGATAATTTATCTCGGTCAATGTCCCAATCTTTAGGCATTTCCACATCACCAAAATATAATGCTTGTTCGCTTAATACTTTCTTTTGCATACCACCACCATTTTTAATTTATGCTAAAGCGTCTGTCAAGTCCCAAGTTTGATTAGCTTCATTCCAGATGTAAGACCATCTGTGAGTATCGGCTGTATTTTGTGATTTTTGTTCTGCAGTTAATGCTGGAGCATCACCAATTGGTGAGTCCCAACTTGCAGTTGTAGTATTTTTTACCCAAGATGCATAAGGTTTTTTAGGCCAAAAAATATTGTTATCTTCGTCCCATTCATAACCTATGCCTGCATAGTTTCCTCTAAATGCTTTTGAATTATCACCAGAGTTATGTGTATTACTTATTGTGTTGTATGAAGTTTGAATCCACATTTGTGCAGGCCAATTATTATGTGTTTCTAAATATTGTTGACCTACTGATTCATCTTCAACACCATCAGCATTTAACATATCTTTGTTATCAAGTGTTAATACTTGA